GGAGTTATAGTTGATGTTGGTGTTATTGTATTTGTTGGTGTTATTGTATTTGTTGGTGTTATTGTATTTGATGGAGTTGGGGTTGGTGATAAATTAGTTGTTGGTGTTGGTGATGGTGTTGAACTTGGAGTTAAATCTGGGCAATTTGTCCTTGATGGTGTTGGGGATGGTTTGGTTGAACTTGGAGTCTTTGTAATACTTGGGGTTATTGATATAGTTGGAGTAACAGATGGTGATGGTTGTATTGGTTCTGTTTCTTGTACAACATTAAAGAATGTTCTATTTACACACCCACAATCATCAAAAACCCCCACTCCATTTGCTGTATAACCTGATGATATAAATATATTCTGATATGTATAACCACTATTATATGATGATAATAATACATTATAACAACCCAGATTTGTTAGGGGTGAAGTTGAACCTGTAAATACATTAACAAATCTTCCAATATATGCAAATAGATTATAATTCAAATCTGAATTTGTATATATTGAACCCCCACTACAACCAGATAATTGAAAATATAATTTGGGGTGTGGGGTATATTCTTTTGTTAATTTAATTAATTCAACAGCACATATATCTGGCTCAACTAAATTATAGGTTAATTTATTTATTCTATAATAATTGTTTTCTAATAATATCTTTTCATCAAATCTTAAACTTGCAACCTCATATGGGGTTAAGAATGCTTTTCCACTTATTAACTTATTCTCCTCACTAATTAAATCATCAATATAATCCTTATAATAAATGTCATACATATCATAAGAATAGGGGAATAAACTCTCATCCCCATCAAAGAAGTCTGTGCTTCTAAAATTTGTGTAATGACTAAAATTATTATAATTAAATGGATATGTTGTAAATCTATTTAATAATTGAAATCTATCCAATTCATTATTTTGAATGAAATAGGTTAATAAACTTACATTACCATTTGAATAATTTTCTGCTGGATAAGTTAATCCCCTAAAAATGGTCTTTGGTAATATTTTAAATGGTTCAAATAATAACCTTGACAAGCCATTAACTTCTTTTGTTTTTACGGCTGCCATATTTGGAATGGTTAGTTCGGGGTCTAAGGTTGTGCCAGATACAGTTATATCAACACTTGATGCAAACATCCCCTCAATTGTGGTAATCTTATCTTTAAATTCTTGGCTTAATCTAATATTCTCTGTGCCAAATATTCTATTGTTTGATATATTGAATTGTTGATTACCAAAATCCTTATCTAACTTATAATTGAATAATAATGTTCCATTAATAATATTGCTAACAGGTTGTACTGATATTGGGGAATTGTAATCAAATTTCTTTGTCCAATCTAAAACTTGCCCCGACCCAATATAATCAACCATAGGTTCAACTATTAAAGTCTTTGGCTTATCAGGTGATGCAATAACAACTAAATTAAATAACTTATTTACAGAGGTTATAAAGTCTATTTGCTTATAATCATTTGGGGGAAATTCTTTTGCATAATCAAAATTACCAAATAAGAAAGTTGGGGCATTTGTTGTTGTAAATTCAAAAGATAATGAATTATTTATACCCCCAGTCGTAACATTAATTTGTATATTTGTTGCACCAGTTATTGGCACAATTGCCCCTCCTGTAAATTCAACTGCTTGATAATTGCCAGGATTATTATCATCACACATATTATATGTGAGCATATTATATGTTATTCCATTTGCAATTAAATCAACAACCAAATCTGGTCCTGGACAAGATGAATAAACAACATCAGCAATAAATTTAAAACTAAAAATATAAGTTCCAATATAAGTTGCTGGTATAACAAAATCTGTTGTATTTGCAGAAAAACTAAAAATATTGCAAGTTACCCCAGATGAGGGGTTTGTTATTCCATTCCAAAATGGATCCCCCAATAAATCATTTGTATAATTATAACACGCCTTTTCTCCCCCTTGCGTATAAACAGAATCACTTGTGAATTTTAATGGCAAATAAAACTTCTTAAAATAAGATGTATCAAAAAAGTTGCTATCAATATTATATCCTGCTTGATTGCATATTTGTGTATATAATTCTTTAATTTGTATGGATGGCTTTAAATAATAATCTTGGACTGGTGTGCCTGAAAAACTAAAACTTGTTGAACCTGATACAACTGGCTTTGTTCTAAACTCTAATAGGGGGGTTTCTGTGGCTATAATATTTCCACTACTATCATAATTGTATCCAATATTATATAACCCCCAAAATGTTCTACCATCTTCATATGAATAACCTGTTGCCCCCGTATATAATAAATTTAAATTGGGGTCAACTTGTGATTTTGTAAATACATCAGATGTTATGGGGTGTGTTAATGAGGATAAATCCAAATCAAATAAAAACTTATCTTTAATATTTGATGCCAAATCCCCAACCCCATTATAGAATGTAACAGAATATGTCTTTTCTATTTTATCTATGCTAACAGAATTTAATCTAACATAGCCTGTTAATATTTCATATCCATTAAATAATATTTCAGCCTCAAATTTGTTGTTAGGATTAAAATCTAATGGTGTTTGTGAGAACTCAAAAAAGTAATTGAATATATCATTATTTGTTTTTGAACCAGGTAAATTGAATTGCTTTGAAAATGCAGAGTTCTTTTTTGTAATATCTTGTATCTCTGCAAATGATATGCTCATCTCCAACGTTTCGTTGGGGAACATATCAATATATTTCTGAACCCCCTCAACATAACACCTTATTTGTAATCCTTCTGTTGCCATATTATCCTTGTGTCCTAAATCTTTTTAATCCTCCATATTCAAAGGTGAAACTATATTGAAATAATTTCTGATAGTTTTTATTATATTCTTTAAATGACTTATCCTTCATAACAACAGGGATTAAATTCTGATATAAATGAACAATCCCCAAACAATCATTACAATCACTATCATCTAATGTTGTCCCCTCAATTATGTAAATCTCTGGGGACATAAATAACTCTTCATATATTACCATATCATTTTCATAAATAAACCAAGAAGTTGCTAATACCTCATAATTTGCATTTTGCTCATATACTCTTTTTCCCCTATTATAACTACCCCTTGCATATTCACTTCTGTTTAATGATATTCCTTGAAAATAAGTTGACCTATCCAAGTTTATAACCTTCTCTGATTTCTTATCTAATGTAATCGTATCCCACATTCCCCTACCATTCAAAAATAAAAAGTGCTTGGGGGTATTTAAACAATCATCTTCTTGGAAATAAAACTCCAATAATTCTGTTGTCTTATTTGCTGGATTTAATCTTACACTATCAGATGCGTTATATGTTGTTCCGAAAAATGCTACCTTCTTTGATGTTGTTGGTATTGCATATAATGTCGGTCCGAATGTTACATTATATGGTAGATAAAATGTGGATAACCTAAATTGATTATCAACTGTCTCATTTACTGTTGGTATAGTTGATGAGTTTCTATTTCTTGTTTCCCCAGATGATGTATATGGTCCTGTCTGTGATGCAGCACCAAGAACACCAAGTGAATATATATCATTTGTAAAGAGGGGGTTTTTACCATTTAAGAAAGATACAATAATGGGACAATCCCTATGATGATACCTTCTTCTAACTCTTGTTATTCCTTGTGTTGTAAATAATTCTTTACCACAAGCATTTAAAAACTCTGCTGGTTGGCAATCATCTTGTGTTGTTCCACTATATACGTGCCTAAATAAATTATAATAATAATGATTCTGTGTTGTCTCATCATAAAATATATTTGACCCCGTATAACCAGACCCCAACGTTGCATATAATAATGCTGGTTTGGGGATAATCTCATTATCAACCCCAGGGAATATTAATATGGGTTCAGGTTGCCATGCCGCTTCAAGGTCAATATCTTCTATTGTTGTTGTTCCACTTGTATATACACATCCTATCTTAACCCCATATTCTTCTATGTGCCATAAATTATCAATAGCATCTGAATAAAATTCATTAAATGCATTATAACCATAACAAATCTCTGCGCTTGCTAATGTAACAATTCTATTCTCTATGCTTGGGGTATAACCAGTTGGATAATATCCATCTGCAACGGCTAATAATGCTCTTGGATTAACTTCTAAAAAGTTTCTAACAACATCTTGTATATTAAAAATTGCTCTGCCAAAATCATTTGGTCTGGCTAATAATCTTGCTTTCTTTTGATTTAAATTATTTGGACTAAAATATATATCCATAACAAATTTAAAATCTGTTTGGGTATAACCTGTTGATGCTAATGTCCATATATGCTCTGTATTACTTGGGGTAATTGCAAGAGGTTTTTGAATAACTTGTATTTCTACGCTCATAAATTTTGATTTATTGTAAATGTGTTAAAGAACTCATCAATCCCTATCCCCCACTTTTCTGTTAATTCTAATTCAAATTCTTCAATTAATTTATCAGATGCAACTTGGGTGAAAAATTGGCTACCATTATAACCAAATTTTTGTATGTTCTTTGCTATCCCCCAAGCAGCATTTTCTGGCAATCCCCTTATCTTTGTCCATTTTAATATGGGGTCAATCGGTGGCATCTTATCACTTGGCTTTCTCCCCCTATCTACCCAAAACCAATAATACTCCATAACAATATCTAAAACTTGTGTGTTGGGGTCAAAGTTGCTCTCTACTGAATTATATAAAGTACTTGATGCTATCTTATCAGCCATTCCAAAACTTGTTCTATTGTTATTATAACCCCTACCAAAGGCATATTTCTGTTTTAAGGATTCCTTAATTAATTCAACAAAGCGATTGCCTATGGCAACCATAGCCTCATTATTCTTATCTAATATAAAACTTAAATCAGCCATAGTTAATTATTCTCTATACAATTATCAAAGGGGTCAAATGGTGCATCGCAGAAGTTAATTGCATCAGGTATGACAATTCTAATGTCCATATTCCATCCACTAACATAATCATCAAACGATTCACTAAATGGTGTAAATGAAATAGGATATTGTATGTCCCAATTTCTATAACATTCAATATTATTCCATCTTAATGCAGCAATAATATCTTTGCAAATATCTAATGTATCACTCCATATATCAGTCTCAACATCAAAATTCTTAACATTCAATATATCCATTACCAAAATGTTGAAATTATATATTGTCTGTCTTCCATCTGTTGTTGCTGCATTCGGCATGACATACATAAGGGGATAATGAGCAGCCAGATTATTAACTGTATTATCTTGTTTTAATCTTTCTTCTGTATATTTGGCAAGTTGCTTAACATCCCCCATACTATATGAGTTGATTTGCTTATGCTTATTGCCAATTTCTTTTAATAAATCTGTAACCTTTTTAAAATTATAATAACCTACTGCATTTGACATATTTTATCTTTTTAATTTTTGCATCATTTTATCGTGTTCTCTTTTTCTTTGCTCATTTATATCTTGCATATATGCCAAATGATTCATTACGAACATCATCTCATAATCAAGTATGACTGGAATTTTAGTAATGTCTTCATTCGCCATACTTTCCAGCGTAATAAACCAGCCCCAGTGGCTATTAAAATTCTCACTATCATCTGTCCTATCTTGGGGTATTTCACCAGTATTGCTTTGTACAAATAATCTGGAGAACTTCTTTTCAACACCCTCTCTAAATTTCTTAAAAAAAAAAGAGCCCCAAATAAATATTCAATAGATAAATTATTAAATTTTTCGGCTCTTTGCATTACTTTATCTGATAAATATTTACCATTATCACTTTTTGGCAAATATAATAATGCCAATTGCAAATTTAATTCTTTCTTCCTTTGAATGGGGGCTTTGCTTAATGCTGAATCAATATCTATCCAGTGTCCAAATGTTATACTATCAAGTTTAACAAACTCATATTCCTCCCCCTCAAATTCAAACTCCTTTACAAACTTATGACTGGTGTTTAAAATAAAATTCATTAATTTTCCCCCAACTTCCAAAACATCATCAAAATTATGTTCCAATATCTTTTTCTCTGATATTCCACTTATAATTGATATTAATTTGGCAGCCAATAAATTTTCATCTTCTAACCCCTCTATCATTTGAAATCTCATCCACTGTCTTATGGTGGGGGGATTTATCTGATATTCTTTTTCATTAATTGTTAATGTAGCATTCATAATTTCTATTTTCTCTTACTCTGTTGATTGTTTCCACCTTTAAGCACCCACAAGACTTTGTATGATGGTTTTTTAAGTCATAAGCCCTTGCTCTAATTATCTTGTTACTTCCACAAGAACAACTGCAATTAAACATTCTTATTTTCTTACCTTGGGGTGTTATATATGGATAAGTCTCATATAAGACAGTTAATCTATTATACACTTCCCCAGGATTTATTGGACTATTATTTGACTGAATATTGTCCATAATTTAATCTACTTTTTAAACTTTGATTGGCAAAAGCCAGAGACATTACAATATCATCGTGGAAGCCATTTGGAGCCCCATACTTAACTTTTCTTGTTGAAGGTGAATAAGTGAAGGTATATAAACTTAACTCGTTGTAGAGAGTATCATATAAGGTTTTAGAAGGTAGTTTTAATTTACCCTCGTTTAATGATATTATTAATTCTTCTATTATATTCCCCTTGCTTTCATTTGTTGTTATAAATGGTTTTGCTGCTGGATATGCTTTTACTATTCTTTCAAATAAGGGGTCACCAACACCATTAACTTCAACCAATAATTGGGGTTTGTATTTCTTAACAATAACCAATACATCATTTAAGATAATCTCATAGGTTGATTTATTGGTTCTGAATATTTCACATACTTCCCCATTCTGATTTAGAATAGTTAATACTGTATAATCATTTTGTTTTGCCAAATCCAATCCAGCATAATATTTCATCTTGGGGTCATAACTTGCAAAACCTTGCAACGTGCAATAATTTTCAAGATTTGTAAATACCTCACCCCCATTATCCAAAAATTGTGCAAGAATTTCCTGCTTATAAATGTTCTCTGGTAATGTCTTCTGACTTTCAAATAATTCATCCCAAGATATTAATGGATTATCATAGGAGGATCCATAATAACTTTCATATTGCATATTGGTTATATCTTGCCCCAACATATAAATGTTATAAAACCAATTCTTTCCCTTGGGGGTTGATAAGAATAATATCTTCTTGCCCTTAACTAATGTGGCTTGTTTTAAAACTTCTGACCATATTGTTTCCTTCATAAATGCCGCCTCATCAATCACAAGATAATCCAAGGTATAACCCCTCAAACCATCTGGTCGTTCAGCAGACTTAAAGTTTATGGTGCTGCCGTTGATAAATTTGATATGTAAATCAGTTCTATTTATGTTCTGTGTTAAATTTGTTTGTTCCAAGTATTTTACCAACTCATCAAATACTTTTCTTGCTTGTGCATATATTGGGGATACCCACATATTTGAACTATCATTTGTCTCTAATGACCATTTCAACAATAAATTTATTGCCATTAATGTTTTTCCGAATTGTCGCCCCAAACTTAATACGTGATATTTTTTATTAGATTTTAATATATCTTTAATAAATCTATCTTGGTTATGATGGGGGGTAAATCCCTCTACTGTTATTACGTTCATCCTAAAAGTAATTCAGGTTTATTCTCCTCCCCTTGGATTGGGGTAGTAGTAGCAACACCAAAATTTAATTTGATAACATTATGTGATACTGTATGCTTCTCTGGTTCATTCAAACCAACTAATTTAGCAATATCATTTAATGCTTGTCTTGCTGTGTTCATATCTCCCTTGCTTATTGCAGCATCGTGTATGTCCCAATATTTGATTAGATGTTTTGAAACCATAGATTCTTTCTCCAATTCAAATTTTGCATTTATTATCTGCCACCCCTTATTCCAATATTTCTTTGCTTCTTGCTTTGTCAGATTATGATTAACATAGAAGTGCCTTATAAACTCTGGTTGTGAGTAATGCAAATCTAATAATAAATCAATCCCCTCCCTTACCATATCAGGCTTAAATCTAATTTGCTTGCCACCTGGGGGTCTGCCTGGTCTATTATTCACCAACTCTGGTTTTATATTCTCCATGTCAACTAAAATTGTCATACCATTAAATTTAAATTTTCATTTTCATATGCTATCCTTAAATTATGCACCAATCTTTTTAAACAACCCCCACACATCTTAACTTCTCTTTGGGCTTTATAATATCTGTTATAAACTGATGTTAAAAATTCCACCTCTTTATATTCTAATTTATGTCTGTTAATTAATGTAGATACATATTCCCACTCATTCTCTGCAATAAGGGGGGCAACTAATTCAACTTCTTTTGGTGATTTACAAGTTTTACACATCTTTGGTAATATTATATTCTATGTTTATGTTTGTTTTCTTATCTAAATTAATTTCTTTGATAAGTTCTTCGGCTTCTTCACAATAAAAACAATCAGCCCATCTCTCACCATTTTTTATTTTATTAATGTGCCTTCTGGTCACATTATGTTTTTGGGCAATATCACACATTTTTATCCCCCTACTTATTTCATCTCTTATTTCAGCAATACTGAACCTATCTAACTTTATCTTTGGCATAATATAACACAGATTTTATAAAAATAAATATACGCATAGAGTGTTTTTTGCGTTTTAAATTAAAAATAAATTTAAAATAAATAAAAAAAGGGGATATTTTTAATACCCCCAAGTTTTACTGTTCTGTTATTTTGAAATAAGTTAGGTCTTCGTATTCATCTAAATTGTATTTACATATGCCATTTTTAACAAAATCCTCTAATTTCTCTGTGAGTTCTGGTAAAATTAATGTTGTATTATCTGTAAATGTTAATTTGTAATTATAGTATTTTTTAACTTTGGATTTAATGCCAATAATTGAAACACTTGTTAATTCATAGTTTTCAACTATTTTTTCAAAATTTGTTTTAAATTTATTCATATATATTTTTATATATAAATATCAGAGAAACAAGTAAAAGATTTATATAATTTATTCTTTCATATTCTTATAATTTTCTTTAAACTATTTGAATAAATTATAGATGCGTTGTTAAAATTACTTGACCTACATATTAATGTCTCACATTTGGATAAGAGTAACATATCAATAAAAGCCTCTTCCCAAAATGTTACGTCTTTAAGATGATTTGTTTGTAATAATAAAGTATCCTCATTTTCAGTTTCACCTCTCAAAAACCCATCAACATATACAATATCATCATTATATAATGATTTTAATTTTAATAATGATTCATTATTATCAGATGCAACAAATATTTTTTTACCATCCTCCTTTAATTTTTTAATTTCATTTAAGAAATCTTCAAAAACTAAACTACCATAATCATCTTTATGATGTATATTCATATCACATAGCCTTATGTGCATGCCAATATAGTTTTCATCTATATTTAATTTTTCTAAATATGAATTAAACTTTTTGTTAAAGTTTTCAGTAAAGCGTAATTTATTTACAATTTTTTTATAATCATTCAAATTTTTACTATCTTCAATTGGTAAAAATTTAGAATAATTAGGAACAACTACACAATCGTGTGATACTTGATTGTCTTGTATTTTTTGCTCAAAGATATTATTAAATATATTTTCTTCATTTATTAATGATTTCTCATCTATGTTTTCAATATATAGAGAATCAAAATTTGTATTTATCATTTGTGTATTTTGAATAACATACATAAATTTAGAGAATATTCCCCCTGCTAATACTTTTATTGTTATATTGTCCATATTTTAATTTTAAGACACTTTTTTATTTGAGTGATATTCTGATACCATTTTTATATTTAAATTGATCCTGATTGAATTAT